ATTTTGTTTTGATGGCGTAAATGCTAGTTACGACACTAAGGTAACTCTTTACCCACGCCCTGATGGTGTGTATAGCATCCCATTTAGCTTGACAGTACCACAGGCTACATTGTCTTCTGATGCCACTATTGTTGCTGTTCCTGATGTTTTAGTTGTTCAGAATGCTTATGCTCGTGCTTTGGTAGAGCGTGGTGAAGATGGCGGTTTGTCTTCTTCTGAAGCGTACCAGTTGTATAAAGCTATGTTGTCCGACTACATTGCTTTGGAAGGTACTCGTTATCCTGAGAATCAGGAGTTTGTGGCAGTATGAGCCAACCAATACTGACTTACAGTATCTCAGCCCCTGCGCTTTATGGGTTGAATACACAAGACTCGCCTCTTGATCTTGCGGCTGGTTTTGCTTTGGTTGCGACAAATTGCATTATTGACCAATATGGTCGGATGGGTTCACGCAAAGGTTGGTCTAGGGTCAATGCATCTAGTGGAAATCTAGGTGCTAATGATGTGAAAGTTATCCATGAGTTAGTTCAATCTGATGGCACTTTGACTGTATTGTTTGCTGGCAACAACAAGATATTTAAGTTAAGTTCAACTAATACTGTTACTGAACTTACCTACGGGGGGGGTGGTACTGCCCCAACAATTACTGATAGCAACTGGCAATGTGCATCATTAAATAACATAACCTATTTCTTTCAGTCTGGTCAAAATCCTTTGATCTATGACCCTGCTGTTAGCACTACAATCTATCGTAGAGTGTCTGAGAAGACAGGCTATGTAGGTACTGTGCCTGATGCCAATATTGCAATCTCTGCTTTTGGTAGATTGTGGGCGGCAAATACAACAACTAACAACTCTACTGTCTATTTCAGTGATTTGATTGCTGGTCATGTTTGGTCAACAGGTACATCGGGTTCTTTGAATGTAGATCGTGTATGGGCGAATGGCGCTGACCAGATTACAGGTCTTGCCGCACACAATGGATTTTTATTTATATTTGGTAAGCGTCAAATCCTTGTTTACCAAAATGCTACTACACCAGCATCAATGTCATTGAGTGACACTGTTGAGGGTATTGGTTGCATTGCCAGAGACAGTATTCAAACAACAAGCACTGACGTTCTGTTCTTGTCTAACTCTGGTGTTCGTTCTTTGATGAGGACAATTCAAGAGAAGTCTGCGCCTGAGAGAGACTTGTCAAAGAACATTCGCAATGATTTAACCTCTGTAATTGCTGGTGAGACATTGGCAAATATCAAGTCTGTTTACTCTGAACGTGAAGCGTTCTATTTGTTGAGTACACCATCTATATCTGCTGTATATTGTTTTGATACAAAGGCATATTTACCTGATGGTGCGGCTAGAGTAACAACATGGGATTCAATCACTCCAACAGCATTTTTGTCTAGGCGTGATGGTTCTTTGTACATTGGAAAGAATGGTTATGTTGGTTTGTACAACACTTACCAAGATTACCAATCTGCGTATCGTATGTTGTACTACACAAACCATGCAGACCTTGGGAATCAGAATCAAACTTCTATTCTGAAGAAACTGTCTATTGTGGTTATTGGCGGTACAAATCAGACTGTTACCTTTAAGTGGGGTTTTGACTTCAAGACAAACTATTTGTCTGACAACGATACGATTCCAACTCAGGGAGAGTCCTATTATGGTATTGCTGAATATGGCGCTAATGCCACTGTGGTTGCACAGTATTCTGATGGTGTTGCATTGCAAACTTTAACTGTTCCTGCATCAGGAAGCGGCAAGGTTGTTCAAACAGGATATGAAACAGACATAAATGGCACTGCATTGTCTATTCAGAAGATTGAAATTCAAGCCAAAAATGGCAAAGTAAGTTAAAGGAGTAACTATGTCAGACTACACAAAATCAACGAACTTTGCAACCAAAGATGCTTTGTCTTCTGGCAATCCATTAAAGATTGTTAAAGGTACTGAGATTGATACTGAATTCAACAATATTCAGACTGCTATTGCAACTAAGGCTGATTTAGCAAGTCCCACATTTACAGGTACTGTAACTATTCCAACAGTTGCTATATCGGCAGGAACGATAACAGGCATTACAGATTTAGCAGTTGCTGATGGTGGAACTGGTGCATCTACAGCCGCGAATGCAAGAACTAATTTAAGTGCGGCATCGTCAGGTGCTAACTCTGATATTACATCTTTGACAGGGTTAACTACTGCATTAAGTGTTGCACAAGGTGGAACTGGTGCTACATCATTTACATCAGGCTCATTGTTAAAAGGAGTAGGAACAAGTGCAGTTGCAGTTGCCTCTGCATCTGACATTGTTACGGCTATTGGTTCAACGGCAGTTCAAAGTGCAACAAGTGCAACTTCTTTGTCTACTGCATCAGGCTCTGCCCCATCTTATGGCGCTAGGGCATGGGCTACATTAACTATTCCATCAAATGGTGGTGCGGTAACTATTCAAGCTAATGGAAATGTTGCATCTATTACGCATAGTTCGGCTGGTGTTTTTTATGTTGCATTCACAACAGCAATGCCTGATGCAAACTATTCAGTAAATATCAGTTGTGGATTGGCATTAGGAAATACAAGTGCGCCATTAGTTCAGTTGTTTTCTACTGGCTCTGTTAGTAACTACACAGCACCTACAGCGGCTGGTTTTTATTTCATTACGATGCACAGTGGAAATTTGAGTGTGCAAGATTGTGCAAGAATTTGTATCTCAGTTTTTAGATAAACATGAACAACCCTGATTACATTACTCACCACTTTTCTGATGTTGAACAATCTACTATCAATGTAGTTGATGGTAAGTTTTCTGACATTGAAAATTTTGACGAGATCGCTTTGGAGCATTGGGATTATTTTAAAAACAAAAAGCCAATGTTTAACAAAGAATATCTTGCTAAATTGCGAGTGGTGATTGCCAAAGATAATGAGAAAACAGTTGGTTATGTGTTTTATGTTTTTTTTAAAAGTCCGTATCACAATGAAACTTGGTGTCAAGTTGATATGTTCTTTTTAAAGCCATCACATAGAGGCAAAGGTATTGGTAAAGATATGTTTAGACTTGTTGAGCAAATGGCAAAAATTAATGGATGTAAAAAATTGATTACAAGTTATAACTTGAAAGAGTCTTTAGAAATGTTTTATGAAAAACTTGGTTTTAATGCTACTCATGTAGCAGTCGCAAAGGAGATTTAAAATGCCATTCAGTGCAGTATTAGGATATTTAGGGGCGCAAGAACAAGCATCTGCTACAGAGGCGGCGGCTAACACTTCTGCGGCGGCTCAACGTGATGCGGCAAGAATGGCGGCTGAAGCGTCTAGATTCCGCCCTGTTGGGATTACTACCCGTTATGGTAGTTCTAACTTTCAGATGTCGCCTGAAGGCTACTTAACTGGTGCTGGTTATAACGTCAGCCCTGAACTAAAAGCCTATCAAGATCGTTTGATGGGTCTTACTGGTGGTGCGTTAAGCCAAGCTGAAATGGCTCAACAACAGTATGCCCCTTTGCAGACTGCGGCTACAGGGTTGTTTGGATTGGGTCAGCAGTATCTTGCACAGAGTCCTGAACAGGTTGCGGCTAAATACATTCAACAGCAACAGGATTTGCTTGCTCCTAGCCGTGAGCGTCAGATGGCTCAGTTGCAGAACCAGTTGTTCCAACAAGGTCGTGGTGGACTGTCTGTAGGCGCTACAGGTACTAGACCAAGTGGTGCGGCAGGATTGGGTGCTACTACCCCTGAGATGGAAGCCTACTACAACGCTATTGCTCAACAAGATGCTCAGTTGGCGGCACAGGCACAGCAAGCTGGTCAACAGAATGTTGCGTTTGGTACAGGATTATTTGGAACAGGAAGCCAGTTGTTAGGTCAATATCAAGCTGGTCAGGTTGGCGCATTGAGTCCATTTACGGCTTACTTGGGTACTGGTCAGGCAATTGAGGAGATGGGTCAACAACCTTTGACATTGGGTGCTGGTTTGGGTGGTCAAGCGGCGGCTTATGGTGCTAATGCTGGCTCTAGTTTGCTTAGAGGTGGATTGAGTGCGGCATTGACTCAACAAGAAGCGGCGGGAATTAGTCCTGAAGCTGGTTTGTATGCTGGATTGGCAAAAAATCCAAGGTTGCAAACTGGATTTGAAAAGTTGTTTGGCATTAATCAACCATATGAAACCTATAGTGGCTACCAAGTTGGACCACCACAGCAAGGACAAACTCAACCTTATCCATATACAAGTTTTTCATTTAATGGACAACAAATTTAAGGAGTAATCATGGCAACATCAGACATTCTCGGCTTATTTACTACTCCTGAACAGTACCAACTTGCTCAACGTCAAGCGCAAGAAGCGGAAGCATTGCAATACGCAAAGTTAGATCCAAGGGCGCAAGCTAACTATGGGTTCTATCGTGCTGGTCAACAGCTAGGTGGTGCTATTGGCGGTGC